GGAATTGTCTCATCTCGTGAACGGCAATACCAGCGGCAAGCCCCAGGCATTCGCCCTGTTCAAGATCACCGAGCCCGCATCTTCTAACGAGATCGGAGACTAAACACATAACGTCGTTCATAGTTACTCTCTCTCTGTCATAAGTGGTTGGCAGTAGCCGCCGACGGCTCCGATGCACAAGCAAAGGTTGATTCCGTCGGCGGTTTTTCGTTAAGCCATCGGCAGAGTAAACCCGTAACCGCAAAATCACCGCATAGTGTATGAAGGACTTAGACCAGATCATCTATGAGGCACTGACCTCAGACACGGCACTGATGGAGGCCGTCGGCTCCCGCATCGTCTCGACCTGCTTCGAGGTAGGCCCCGACGAGCCGGACAACACCCCGCTGCCCTGCATCATCGTCACCGACGACGGCTGGCAGAACCAGTCGGAGACAAAAGACGAAGAGTGGGAAGCACTGGAAGACCGCGTGACAGCATCAGTCGAAGTGGATGCAGACAGCCCGAAAGAGGTGAAGCGGATCGTGAAGCTGTGCCGCAAGGCCGTAGCCGACCACATCGGACAGATGGCCGACGAGGGCGAGGATATCCCAAGTCTCGAAAGCGTGCAGGCCTCACAACTCGCCTGGGACTGGATGAAGCCCTGTTATCATCGCACACTATCGTATAACTGCATAATCGACATCGACAATGAGTAAGCAAAACGACAACCCGCAGCTGCAACAGCTGATAGCGGACGGGCAGACCGTCATCGAGGGCACAAGCCGCGAAGAGGTCTATCAGAAAGCCGAAGAACTGGTGGCAGCCATCCCTGAAGGCACCAAGTGGACGCGCTCTATCGTGGAGCACAATCAGGGGCATTTCTCACAGACATATTCACTCATTAAATAGTAAAGCGTATGGCACTCACAAAAATCATGGGTCAGAACTTCCGAGCCTTCGTAGGCGGACACGCAGCAGCCAACGCAGTGGTCGAAGAGACCAACTGCGCCGTCCAGATACAAGGCAATATGGAAGACGCATCGACCAAGGACACTGAGAACGCTTGGACTACGGAGGCGATGACCTCGAAGCAGTGGCAGATACAGGTGGACGAACTCAACGCCACCGCTGCCAGACTGAAGGCTATCATCACGCAGTTCAACAGCGACTCGACCGTAAGTGTAGGCTTCGACCAGACGGCGACCACCGCAGGCGGTCAGAACCGCACACCATCTAACGCGCCGTTCGCCCGCTCAGGGCAGGCTCATCTCACGGATGTCTCAATCTCGGCACCAAACCGGCAGAACATCCAGGTATCACTCACTTATCAGGGAACAGGAGCCCTCAGTTAATCGCGTATGGATAAAGGACAACATCTTCGCCTTCTGATCAAGAACGGACAGACCAAGCAGCCGTTCGCCCTTGCCACAGGGCTGACATTTCATCTGTCGGCTGCTACGGAAGACAGCACGACCAAAGACACGACCGACACGACGGGTATCTGGAACGAATACGAAGTCACCCAGCGGAGCGGCGACATCCAGATCGACGCGCTGGTGGGTGTAGGCTCAGAATCAGCAGCCAAGACCCTGAACGATGTCATCAACGGCATCAACGACGCGACCTTCGACTGGGAACTGGCCATCGTCGGCGGTGCCAACAACCGCGTCGTATCTTCAACTATCGCCACCGGGCAGGGCAAGTTCGTCAGTGTCAACCCGACAGGACAGAACAGGCAGAATGCCAGCTACACGGCATCAATGAATATCTACGGCCCCGTTACAGTAGCGTCTTAACTATGAAGCCGTCCGCCTGTCTCGCTATTCTTTTTTTTCAGCCAGCAGCGCGGGCGGCATATTTGTCAAGTATGTTGCGATACTATCGCAACCTCAATTTCGAACTAAAGGAACTATGAAACAGAAAGAAATCACCATCCAGGGCAAGCAGTACCCCGTCATCTTCACCCTTGCCACCATCGACAACTTTGAGGGAATCACCAATAAGTCATTCTTCGAGGCCAACCTGAACACCGTCAGATGCCGCATCGCCCTAATCATGGCCGCTGTCCTCGCAGCCGACGAGAACACCAAACTCACCGTGGAGGACTTACGCGGTAATGAAGACTTTGAATCCTACAATCAGATTAACGAGGCCTTCATCGTAGTTGGTGAACTTAGCAAAGAGTTCTTCAAAGTGACTGACTCCGACAAGAAATCCGAAGCGGAAGAGCAGGGCGATAATCAGGAAGGAGAACAGGGAAAAAACTGAACACCGTCCACGAGTTGTTCCAACTGCTCGTGGGCGAAATCGGCATCAGCCGCCATGAGTTCTACTACGAACTGCGCTGGTGGGAGGTGAAAGCCATCGTCAGAGGCTACAACCGCCGCTACCGCAACATGTGGAGTGCCACCCGCTGGGAGACATACAACATCATGTCGGCACAGGCAGGCACTGAAGCTCTCAAAAAGGCAGGTGTCTATAAGCCGACAGACCTGATCAAGTTCCCGTGGGAAGCAGACGTTTCACACATCAGCGACGACGACATCGCCGAACTGCAAGCCGAAGCGGAATCGATTAACCGACAAAACCAGAAGGAATAAGCCAACCTTTGGGGCTGGCTTATTCCTTCTACCACGTATGAGAATTGTCATCACTCCACGTATCGTCGGCGGTTATAGAGACGTTGCGAGATGCACCGATAATGCCGCCTGAATAGACCGTCGTCAGGTTCTGTGCGAATCTGACACCTTGCAAAGACACGTTCCCAAGCACGGCATCATCCGTGCTGACAAGCCGGACGGCAATATCCGTCTGCCAGTCGTTTGCAGGTGACAGCCCGAAGAATGACATGGTGAGCTGTCCAGCCGTACCGACGTAGGATGCAGGGATAGTCGCGGAGCGCACCTGCTGGCGGGCGTCCGTACCTTCACCCGTCAGGACGTTCAGACCGTAGTACCACGTCGTCGGCTCTACCTCCAGACGGGACATCTGCTCAGTGATCTCATCATCGATAGTGATTCGCAGTCGGGTGGCGACTCGCCTGAGTGTCACCGACTGACTGGTACTGGTGGACGGCTGTACGTCCATCGTGACGGTCGCCCAGAATGTGTCAGATGGCTTCACCCATAAAATCGTAGGTGCCGTGACCGTCGGCTCTGATCCACGCGAGGCCACGAAGCAGATGGTGTGCTCGCCATAGTCCATCGAGAGCGTCAGCGCGTCGAAGGCTTCCGTCTTGTGGATGGTCTGCTTCAACTCGTCGCCGACGTAATCAAACAGCCAGAGGTCAGTTATGTTCAGTTCTTGCAGCGTCGCGCGGGTTTCGGCACGCTGATCGCCAAACGTAAAGGTGACGGTTTTCTGCTCCGGCTTCTCAGGCTGTTGCATCTTCACGTCGATTTCATTCTCATGTTCACCGCACGCCGTCAGCATCAAGGCCGCTGACAAAGCCATCATCAATCTTTTCATAGTAATGTTGTTTTTGATAGTTTGAGATATAAGGGAGGGGAGCACACGTCACTCCCCTTTGTCCTTTTTCAGTTTCTTGCCGATTCTGTCGAAATCCTCATGCACTGACTCCGCCAGCACCTTCGCATAACGCTGCGTCTGGGTGATGTTCGTGTGCCCCAGCATACGGCTGACGTTCTCAATCTTCGCACCGTTTCTGAGCATATATGTGGCGAACGTGTGACGGGCGAGGTGGGAGTGCAGCGGCGTGGAGATACAAGCCATCGTGCCGATGCTCTTCAGATGTCGGTTATAGTCAGCATTGCTCAGGCGCGGAATCCTCATGCCGTACTTTTCGAGGACACGCAGGGCAGGCGGGAGCAACTGAGAGACATACGGCACGCCCGTCTTGATGCGCTCGCCGACGTGCTGCCAGGCCGTGCCGTCCCACTTATAGTCCGCGATGTCGAAAGCCTGCATGTCGGAGTAGGGCAGCCCCGTGTACATCTGGAACACGAACAGGTCGCGCACCACCTCCAGCACCGAACCGCCAGGCAACAGCAGCCGCTCGACTGCCCGCATCTCATCCTCAGTCAGATATTCCGTCGATTGCTTGTCGCCGCGCTTGAACTGCCCGCGCAGACGGTCATACGGATTCCCGTCAATCTTCCCGAATTTGAAGGCACGATTGAGCAGGGCCTTCAGACACTTGTGGTAATTGTAAACAGCCCCGTCCGTCAGCCGCTCGGCCTTCTGCCCGCGTCGGATGGCAGCGTCGCTCTGCGGCTTCGTGATGGTATGCAGCCAGGCATCGAACTCCGCGATATTCTCCACCGTCACGTCCTGCCAGCGTTTCATTCTGCCGAACGCCTCCAGCCGCGACATCAGCGGGTCATAGTGCTTGCGCGTCCCTTCCGACACGCCCAGCATCGGCACCTGACGCGCTATCCAGTCCAGGAACGTCGGCTCATCCGACTGTGCCTCGACCGTCTGCCACACCTGCCTTCTGATGTCCTCAGTATTGACAGGCTCGCCCGCGTCCACGCACGCATTCACGAGCGCGAGAACTTTGTTATATATAATCTCCAGCCGGTCATTCATGCCCTTTGCGCCTGTGCAGTTCACTATGCGACCGGCCACGAACTCCGACTTGCGGCACTTGACACCTGTGCCGAAGTAATATGATTTGCGGTTCACCGTCACACGTACTTCCAGCTGTCCGATGCCATTATCTGGCACCCGCCCACGGTGATCCCATACGATTGCATTAGTTGTTTTCATATATTATTGTTTTCCGGGCTTGTTTCCCCACCATTTTGGCGGGGTGGGAAACATTCGGGGAAACATCCCGCTATTTTTGTCCCAATTTGCCCGTGTTTGCACTTTTCATTAATTAACGCACGATTTAAGATAACCTCTGTATCTACGGCGGATGCAGCGATTTTCCGCATAACCCATCCCATTTCAAAAGTGATCCGTTTGGGATTATGCTTGGTTTGAGGTAATTGGCTGTATTGTAATAGGTTAACCGTGCTTCATGGTATGGAGGTGGGGAAACATTGGCAAGTTTCTCCACGATTATCACAGTTAAAACTATTATAATATAGATGTTCATACCTGTGCGCGTGGGGTGTCTGGCTTGTCGGCTACGCCTGTCTCAAACGGCCAGTCGCGGAGTTGCTGCTGATGGAGTTGTGAGGACATGAGTGCGAGTTGCTGACGGAGTGAGGCGATTGTTTCATTCTGTGCGGCGATTTGTTGCTTGAGGGCGGCGACCTCATTGGCGTGGGCGGTTTCGATGGGTTTCAGCATCAGCTCAAATGTTTTTGACGTTATGAAAGCATTGTCATTGACGGAGGGCTGGGCTGGCTCTGGCTGTGGTGGTGCGGGAGTCTGAGGTTTGTCGAAGACAAGCCGCTCTTCCGGGTGCTGCTGATAATATAGCAGGTCTTCCATGAGCATGCAGTGAGGATCATCGCCACGGAAGTAGGCCATATTGAAGATTCCGCCAAAGGCTTCGTTCATCTTGCGGAGCGTATCATCACCGACAAACTTCTTGTCGTTCATGATACGTGACAGGGCACTCTCACTGATACCGATTTTCTTCGCCAGTTCGCCCTGGCTGTTGACAAGGTGCTCTTGGTAGATGTAGTCAACGGCAACTTTGAAGAGTTGATTTCTCAATTTCTTGTCTATTTGACCCATTTTGACCCTATTTTTAATTAATAATCCTTAAAATATGACCCTTTTTGACCCATTTTGCGCCACGTTTCATTTTTAATCCTTATATTTGCAACCGTAAAGCAAGCAAGTAGGACAACGGGCACTAAAATAGCCGTCAGACGTTTGACCGTCTTTTCGCATAAATGCACACGGCATTTGCAAAGGTAGTGGGTTGCAAATATACAAAAAATTGGGGCTCGTTGTCCGAAAGCAAGCAAAATATTAAGATAAATTAAAACTAACTATGGTAGTAGATAAGGTAACAAAGGAAATGCTTTTCAAGCTGAACGTGGGCGACCAGAAGGTGTTCACACTGCCTAACTACGGCAAGGCTCGCAGTGCTCAGAGTTACGCCAACTCAATGAAGAAGGCGACTATGGGCACCAAGGAGCAGAGAGTGTTCAAGGCTGTTATCGGCGATCCGAATCCCGACAACGGCCAGTGCGGTGTGACAATCACAAGAATTGCATAGGCTATGAACTGGAAGCAACTGGAGGTGAAGATACTCGACGTGATCCGCAAGGCATTCAAGCAGTACTCAGAGAAATGGGTGACGGCTGAGACGCTGGGGCAGCACATCGAGACGCTGAATCCGAACTGGCTGAAACGCTACGGCTCATGCTTCAACCGCACACGGGTGGAGTGGACGGATGAGGACGGCAAGCGGCACTCAGGCAGTTGGCTCTACCCACTCCACG